GAGCGCCGAGAGCGCCGCGTTGAGCGCCGAGAGCGCCGAGAGCGCCGCGTTGAGCGCCGAGAGCGCCGAGAGCGCCGCGAGGAGCGCCGAGAGCGCCGAGAGCGCCGCGTTGAGCGCCGAGAGCGCCGAGAGCGCCGCGTTGAGCGCCGAGAGCGCCGAGAGCGCCGCGAGGAGCGCCGAGAGCGCCGAGAGCGCCGCGAGGAGCGCCGCGTGGAGCGCCTCGTTGAGCGCCCAGAGCGCCGAGTTTCTCACAATGTCCAACAAGCTGATTGAACTGCTGGAGGCCGCATAATCCCATGTTTACCCAACACAACGCATCGGCCTACATCCAAGATGCCGCCGAGCGTGCCCGCCATACCAGCGAAGCGGAGGCACGAGCCGCCATCGTCGCGCATCAGAAAGCCCAGCTCGCCGAAGCCGAGAAGCTCTACCTAGCCGCCGTGACAGCGGGAAACTATCCGGCCGCTGAAGATCAAGCCAAGCGCTGCAACAGGATACGCACGGCGCTCGTGCTGTCTGGCGCGATGGTGGGTGTGTACGAAGCTGATCGGATTGCGAGGGAGCAAGAAGATCGAGACACACGCCCTTGGACGACGGGGACCCCGTCATGAGCGAGGCACGCAAGCGCGGGATTAAGAACAATGCCGACCGCGCGTGCCGAAAGACCCGTGCCTTCGTGCTTCGGAACGATTGTCGGGCTCAGCATCTACGGAGCGGCGGTGACTATGCCGGTGGTGCCGTGACCGCTATCGCAACATTCCTCACGGTGTTCACGGACGGCGTGCCGGTGCTGTTGGTCATGATTGCGATGATCTGCGACACAGCGATCATCCTGACCGCGCTTGCAATGGGAGTGACGCCGTGGTGCGCGTAGTCAGAACCGCCCTCTCGCAACGGCAGAAGGCGCTCATTTTTGAGCGCCAGCTCGGCCTTTGCGCCGTCGAGACATGCCGGGAGAAGATCGACGGCGGCAAATTCGAGGACGACCACTGGACGCCGCTGCATCTCGGCGGAACGAACGAGCTGAGCAACCGCAGGCTCATATGTATTCCGTGTCATCGCGCTAAGACGATAGCAGAAAACAAGCTCAACGCGAAAGTCAAACGCATCCGATATGGACGCACGCGCAAAGGCCCACCGATGGCGGGATCGAGGAAATCGGCTTGGACGAAATTAATGTCTGGGGAGGTTGTGAGGAGATGAGCAGCCTGCCGACACCCGACTCCGTTCTCTACGACTGGCACACGCGCGCGATGCGTGGCGAGAAACAGCCGGTCTACGAATCGGAACCACAATGCGGCTGGTATGTCCGATCGTACTCCTATCGCGGGCTTCTCTATCCAGCGATGATCTTCATGGGTCGGGAGATTTGCGAAGAGACGGGCGAGCTTCTGTCGGATGAAACGCTGCGCTGTGTCGTGGCGCGGCCCGAAGATGGTTGGCCCTCAGTCGCGGGGCATGAAGTTGATCCTATGGAAGAGTGGACCTACCTCGCGCGGATGCCGATTTCAAAGAGTGAGTACACGGCGTTGATGACGCAAATTCTATTCTCGCACAAATACATCGGGCCGTCTCGGCCTTTTGTACGCTGGTTTGACGAGCGCGAACAGGCAGCGGATTTTCTCCGCTATGAAGGAGCGATGGCAAATGCAGTCTGAACAGATCGATCAACTCGCCAAGGCTCTTGCCGCCGCTCAAGGCGCAATGAAGTCCGCCGCGAAGGACGTTGAGAATACGTTTTACAAATCCAGCTACGCGGACCTTGCCGCCTGCATGGCCGCATGTCGCGAACCGCTGTCCAAGAACGGTCTTGCGATCATCCAGACCACGCAATACGAAGGCGAGCAGACATGGCTTGAGACAACGCTCGCGCATTCGTCGGGCCAGTGGATGCGATCGCGCTACCCGGTGCGGCCGATCAAGAACGACCCGCAGGGCGTCGGCTCTGCGCTCACCTACGCGCGCCGGTATGCGCTCATGTCGATGGTTGGTGTTGTCGCATCCGACGATGACGACGGCGAGGCCGCCGTTGGCCGCACGAATGGCAACGGTCACGCGAAGGCCGCAGAGCCCTCCAAACGGCCCTCAGGGACCAATCCCGATGACGCCGCAAAGAAGTGGGCATTAGACGCGGAAATCGCCGTGCGCGCCTGTGGAACGCTGACCGAGCTTCGCACGTGGGAATCGAAGAACGACACGGCGCTGCAAAAGCTGTCGAAGGTGGACACAGCGCTTTTCGATGGCGTGATGGGCGTGCTTGCCGACTCCTATGAGCGGGTGACCACGGCAACGATGAGTGCGTGAGATGGATCAAGCCCGCCTTATCGTCATGCACAAATGCGACAATCCGAAGTGCGTGAACCCAGATCTTCTGGTCGCTGGAACGCAGCGGGGCAACATGGCCGACATGAAGGCCAAGGGCCGCGCCGGCCGCCCCACAAGCCAGCTTAGCGACGACGACATAAGGGCGATACGCGCGGATCGCGTGAGCAAGGGTGGCGACTTGGCGCGAAGGTACAACGTGGTTCAGTCCATAATCAGCTCGATACGCAGTGGTAAGACATGGAGCGGCGTAACATGACGACGTTCTGGGTTGAAAGAATGGCCGGCGCATTGCGTCCGGTGGACGACGAAAGCCTTGAGGAGTTCTCAAAACTCCCCGTCGGGAAACCCCTTGAGGTTACTGTCCGCCAGCCTCGTAACGCTGCCCACCACCGACTGTTCTTCGCCCTTTGTGCGAGGATCGCCAACGCGCGGGGCGTGACGACCGAAGCAGTCGCTGACGTTCTAAAAATTGCAACAGGGCATGTGGTTACAATCGACACAAAGAAATACGGGCGCATCTTAGTCCCGAAGTCGATCAGCTTCGCCAGCCTTGACCAAACCGCCTTCCGAGATTTCTTCGAGCGCTGTGCCGCCGTGATTTACGAGGAATGGCTGATAGAGCCCGAGATGGTGAACGATCTGCTCGTGCCGCAAGAAAAGGCACTGACATGACCCCCCCGTCCCCACCTGGAGAGAGCGATAGGATGAGCGACGAATGGCGGATCGGGCAGGAAGGCCGGTTGGTGCCGCTAGAGCGCTCACCGAAAGCATCACAAAACGATCCTTCCAGTGAGCGAGATATATCTGACTGGCCGCTGAGCAAGGACTGTCGGCACCCATCGTGCGAAACGTGCGAAGAGAACTATCGCGCCCTTGAGAGGAGGTTGGCTGAAGCGTTCGAGAGCGTGAGGGAACGATGCGTTGGCATAGCGCAGGCGGTGGCAACGGAGATGGACACCAAGGCAACGAACGAACCCGAACAAAGCTTAGCCACCAAATACCAACACCGCGCAGCGGGCGCGGCAATTGTCAGAGACCGCATTCGCTCCCTCCAAGAGGATGCAGGCTAATGGGCGCGATGTTCAGGGTCAGCTTTGTGCTTCTTCTCGTGCTCGGGGTCGTTGGCTGCATGGTGCAGCTTGATCAAGAGATGCAGCGTTTAGACAGAGCATTCCCATGACCCAGCGCACGCATACAGACGGCAAGCCATTTTACTGCATCGTCTGCGGGCTCGGGTGGAACGAGTACCAAGCCTGCGAGGAGGTCGTTTGCGAGCTTGAAACTGAGGCGGCAGCCAAAGCGCGCGGTGACGTTGAGCAAGCCGCGAGGCGCGAGACGAACGATCAAGCGACGTAGGAACCAAAACCAATGCCTAACGACACCCCCACAAGAGCAGAACTGGCGATGCGGTTGGATCAACTCGCGAACAGCGAGCAGTTCAAAGCTGAGCATTGCGACGGGCTCGCGCTCACATATCCGCGCCGAGCTGTCGCGCATAAGGATGTGGCAACGCAACACCGAAAGATGGCCGCTTCGTTCAGAGAGGCCGCCGCTTCCCTTCGCCTCGCGGACGCAGAGATCGCCAAGCTCAAAGACCAAGCCGCCCGCGTGCGGAATGAGGCGATATCGGAAATCGCATACCGCGCTCGCGCCCTCAAGTCCCAAGGAGACGGGTGATGCCCCCGCTAAATCCAATTAATCTTGACCGCACATTTTCACTTGATGAAATGAACGAATTAGTAGACGAAATAGACGCCCTCCGCGCCGAGCGCGACTCTCTCGCCGCACAACTTGCTGTGGCGCGCGAGGCGCTGAAGGAAATCGACGCGCTCTATATACATCGTAAGACCTACGTCGGTGATGTCAGGCGCATCGCCAAGGCCGCCCTCTCCAAGCTCGGAGGCGGGGTGATGACCACCTCCCTCCCCAGGGCTGTGGAGGCGCGATGACCAGGGCGGCGTTCCGGCCGGCTGAAGTCGCGGCACGCTGGGCATGTTCACGCACACATATTTTCAACCTAATCCGCCGCGGGGAGTTGCCAGCCTTCAAGATCGGTGGGCTCTATCGCATCCGGGTCGAGGACGTGGAGCGGGCCGAGGGGTGCGTCTCAAGCTCTATCGGGGAAAGTGGGCCGTCGTCGGCTACGAAGGCGGGCGGGTCTGGCGCCGTTCGCTCCGCACCGACGATCGTGCCGTTGCCGAAAGGCGCTTCCGCGACCTCAAATTCGAGGCACCTGGGGACTCGGTCGCGGATGCCGTCGAGCTCTACCTCGACGAGAAGGTGAACGCGGCGTCCTATCCTTCGATGGTCACATGCTGGCGTGCGCTGAAGCCGACCTTCGGCCACCTGCGCCCCGACCAAATCGACCGGAAATTATGCAGATCCTATGCGCAGACGCGCCGCCGCGGTGGCGTCCAGGACGGGACCATCATCAAGGATCTGGCGTTCCTAAAAGCGGCACTCCGCTTTGTCGGTAAGCCCGGCGCCGTGTTCGACATGCCACCGCAGCCGCAGCCGAGGGACCGCTTCATCACGCGCGAAGAGTGCCAGCGCCTCGCCGATGCGTGCAAGCTGCCGCATATGCGCCTGTTCGTCATCCTCGCGTGGTCGACTGCTGCGCGTCACACGGCGCTCTTAGAGCTCACATGGGACCGCGTCGACCTCGATCGCGGGGTTATCAAGCTCGCCAAGACGGGCCAGGACGGGCGCAAGGGGCGCGCGACCGTGCCCATCAACGCTTGGGCAGAAGCCGCCCTGCGCGAAGCCTACGAAGCGCGCACGACAGATTTCGTGATCGAGTGGGGAGGGAACACCGAGCCGCTGGGGAGCGTGGGCACGGCGTTCGAAGCCGCGGCCGCGCGAGCAAAGCTCAAGGGCGTGACGCCGCACGTCCTGCGTCATAGCGCAGCGCGGGCGATGGCGGAAGCGGGGGTTCCGATGTGGGAAATCGCGGCCTATCTCGGGCACACGTCGAGCAAGGTCACGGAACGGGTCTATGCGAAGTTCAGCCCCACCTACCTGCGCAAGGCCGCGAAGGCGCTCGAATAATTATTTTCGGCCCGCGATCCTTCGACAAAACGCATGTCGCCGCGCGAGATCGGCGCATCAAATGCCGATGCCGCCTATGTCAATAGCGCCACGTTCAGCAATCCGATGCAGCATTATCAATGCTTTTCGAGCGTCGCGCGCAACTGTCCGCAAAAATCGGACAGTTCGATTTGCTAAACTTGTCCTGTCGGCTGGCAGTCAGACCGACGCCGGGGCTGGAACCCCGGCGCTCTTTGACATCGATAGGAGAATGAAGATGCAGCGTAACACCGCGCTTAAGAAACTCAATGCGCTTTTGGGGAAGTCGGCCGGCTATCGGGTCAACGACCGAGCCCCAACGCCAGAGGAGAGGTCGGCGGCCAGGGCGGAGTTGCCAGCCGCCATCGCCGAGCGGGACAGATTGAGGGCGGCGAGGGAAGCAAGGCGCGAGGCGGTTCTAGGGGCCGACCCAGAGTATCAATCGCTGACGGCTGCGCAGGGCGAGGCCAGTAAACGAGCCATGCGTCTATCAGAGACGACACGCCTCTACAGGATTACCGTTGGTAAAACGGTCGGCGGACTGTTCTTCTTAGTCATGGCCGAGGCTGATTCCTGGGAAGAGATCTTTGCGAAGCTCACCAAGAAGAAAGAGGCCGCATAACGCATGAAAGCCCCGGCTGGCCGGGGCTTTCGTTTTAGGGGTTGCCCGCTCGTGCAGATGCGACACCGCGCCGTGAACAGACCAAGCCTGTTCGCTCATTGTTTACGGTGCAATATCAACGCTTTGGCGGGATTTCTGCGGCTCCGCTCCCTTGGTAAGGGGTAGGTCGACAGTTCAATTCTGTCCTGCGGCACCATTTATTTCAATGCCTTTAGGAGAAGTTTAGGGGTTGGCCGTTCGGGGTGATTGAACAGATCAGGCCTCATTGTCTGTCGGGATGTGCCGCGCGGCCGGGCCAGGCGTTCCGGGTGGAACCGGCAGGCACGTCCACAGCATCGTCTCCTCTGGAGACTGGATGGCGTGGCCCTCTGGCAACATCGGTACGATGTGCTCGCGTGTGTACCGGAGCGCTGTCGCCGCGCTGCACTCCACCCTTGCCGGGTCGATATAGAACGTGGTGGCGAGTGGCGTACCGTTCGTGAAGTACGCGACGATGACGAGGATGGTGAGGTTCATTTGGCTTGTCCCTTCGCAACTTCTCCAGCGCAACCGGCATATCCAGCCATGTCCACGTAATCGTCCATATTGAGCACGCCGAGCTGAGTACGGGCGACCTTCAGGAGAACCATCATATGCAGCACATCGAGCGGAGAGAGTGGCGCGGCGGGATCTGGACGTATCGCCAGGTAGGCATTCCACACTGCTGCTATGTTGGCGTGATTGCGCTCTTTCGGCCCGTGGGTGCCCTCACGATCACCAGAAACAAGCCACGCCGCCTTGGTGAGTAGGTCACCCGCTTTCATGGCCGCTCCTGATGACGTGCTTATGAAAGATGATCGCGGCGATGCAGCCGAGGCTCGCTCCGGCCCCTATGGGAAGAATGATCCAGCCCCATCCGGCGCTGGCAACGGCTGCGACGGTGTAGACCTCACAAGCGGCCATGGCGAAAGAGATGGGCGCGATCCAGATGTAATTAGCGTGGGCGACGTTGAGCTGCTGTGTCGCCTTGAGCCACACGAAGACGAACGACGCGAAGAAGGCTAGCGCGTACATCATCTAGCGCGGTTGCTCGCTCTTGACATCGCCGCCGATGTACTTCCGCCAATAGGTCGCATTCTTGACGGACCACGGTTTGCGCGGCTCGAATATCTCGTAGCCTGCCGCGATCAGGTTGTTCGCTGAATGCTGGTTCTGGATCGTGTCTGTGATCGTCCACTGCCAGCCGCGCCGCCGTGCGCCAGATTCGCGAACGCGAATGAAGCGGCGCTGGAGTCCGTGGCCGCGATGATCTTTGAGCACGCCACAGCGGGATAGATAGCCGGTCAGCGGGTAGTTCTGGCTTGGCTCAAGAGCGGCATAGCCAATGGGCGTATCGACGTAGAACGCAATCCAGCACTCTGATGGGTAGTCGGACTTGACCGGGAATAGACGATCCTTGAAGTGACGATCAAACTTGGCGAGCACATCCGCGTACTCTATCGGGTCAACGGCTCGGATACGGTAGGTGCTGTGGGCGAGGTTGTGGCCGTTGAAGATCATGCAGCGGCCCCATCGATCATGCCGATGTCGCAGCGATGGCGCTCGACCTCGCCAAACTCACGGTGCAGCACGAGGCAGCGCATATCGCGGCCAGCGCGATAGCCCCTGCCGGCGTGCCAAGCATCGCGCGCCGCAAGCGTGCGGAACGTCTCGTGCACGACGCCTGGGTATTCCTTCACGGCCTCGTGGTGGACGTGGCCTGTGTACCAGTATCGGTGCTCGGTCTTGCCCCAGTCTTCCGGGCGGTCGAATGCCATGATACCCGGTAGCTGTTGCGGCTTGATCGTGTCGCCGTGCGTGACGCCGATCAGTACCTTGCCGAAGCGGTAGTACCAGAACGGCGCCGCGTTCAAATCGACCGTCACGCGCGTCTCGTTGTGGAAATAGGCGTCAAGCGCGAGCGCGAGGGCGAAGCTGGAGTGTGGATCGTGGTTGCCAGATACAATACGGACGATGACCTTACAGTGCTTCTCCAGCGCGCGGCGGATGACGTGGATCATCGCTCGGAGGCCGACCTGCATCACTTTCGCCCAACGTGTATCCGTGTCGAGGGCGTTACCGCTCTGCGGCGTGCGGCTTTCTTTATTGTCAGCGTGGAAGAAGTCGCCGAGCTCCGGAATGATTGCGGTCTCTGCTGCCGGAGCACACGAAACGAGACGATCTATCGCGGCGACCGTCAGGCGCTCGGCAATCTCAACGTCGAAGTCGTCGCCAGTCTCTTGCGCCCAGGCATACATTCCGAAGTGCGGATCACCCATTGGGTATACGGCGAGTAAGTCAGCGTTCGCGTGCGCTGGTGGCTGTGAGATCGGCGCGAGGCCTTTGGCATCCTGCACAAGCCAGGAAACGAATTCCTCAATCGCCTCACGCGCGAGCGTTTTATCCAGCTGGCTCTTGACCCACTGGAGCTTGATTTCACCCTTCGGCCCGTACAGCGTCGAGACGCCGCGCATGACAAGCGGGTCGGGGACCTGCTTCGTCATGTCTGCTTCTGGCGCGACACCCTGGAGAGCAGCCTTGCGGCGAGTAGATTGGATGGCGCGCTCTAGCGTCCGGATATTGATGCCAAGGGCCGCAGCAGCTTTAAATTTCGAGCCGTGAAGTTCTATCGCGTCAAGAAACTCAGCTTGACGGACAGTGGCCCACTGGCGAAGCCCGTCAAGGCGTTTCGGCAGAGCGCGCCTCCCGTTTCAGGCGGCGGGCATGGACTTCCTCTATAACTTCCTCGGCTTCACGCGCGAGCGCTTCCAGGGCCTCATCTATCGGGCATTTGCCGTTTGACTTCGAATGGCTGTTGGGCTTTAGAGCTCCGCTCATGATTGCGCCCTCAGCTCGGCTTTCACTTCCGCCAGGGCCGTTGTCGAAGCCTTGATCGCGTCCAGCATCTTATCGTTTAGGCGTGAAATCTCTGCGTCCTTCACCTTTATAGAATCAGCCTGGGTGCGCATGATCCAATAGGATAGAACTGCGAAAGGGGCGAAGGCCCCGAGAGAACCTAAGACGGATTTCCAAAGCTCAAGGTCATCCATCTGAGCGCCACGCCCCGACCAACTCACGCACGGCATCTAGCTTGGCCCGACAGTCGGCGCCCGCTTCGCGGACGCTTTGCGCCCAGCGCGCGAGGTCAACATCCGTCTTGGCGTCTGGCACTGGCGGCTCACCCAGACAGGAAAGGTTCGCTTCCGGTATTAGAGGTGACACATTGCGAACCTCTGTCGAAGGCGGAAGGCGGATGAAATTATTTTCAGTTGACGGCCTGCTCCCGGCGCACGCCGTCAAGGTAGCGGAGAACAGTAGGGCCGAGATCGCGCGCATCTGTCGTCGGTGCATTCAGCAACTCCCTGAGTGTGGCGTTGGCGGCATCGCGGGCGCGCTGGGCTTCCGCGAGACTGGCGGTAAGGTCTGTGACGCGCCTGGCCTGGGCGCTGGCCTTAAGGGCCTCGGCGGCGTTCCTGTTGGCCCTCGCGCGTTCGATATCGGCTTCGTTGCGCGCAACAATGGCGTTGATCTGCGCAGCTTCGGTGCGGGCTTGCGCAACTATGGTTCCAAGCCGCCAACCGTTGACGGTCCAGCCCGTACCGAACGCGATCAGCGCGGACAGCGCATAGGGTAGTATGCCTCGCAGGATCATTTCTTCTCCTGGTAGAAGCCGTGATGCCCGATTTTGACGAGGAACGTCATGCCGATGGCCCACTTGGGCGGAACGATCATCGAATCCGAGTAGTAGTGCGTCGCGCCGTGCGTAGGATCCTTCGCCGCACGCTCCGCATTCTTTAGGATCGCGAACATCCCCAGCAGGGCCGCGTCATCGTCGGCAAGGGCGACCATGCGGATGCGCTGCTCGTCAGATGCGTTCCAACAGGAAAATTGGAGCTTGGCGAGGCAGACCGTGGCGAGGCTCTTACCCCATTGACCATCGCTGAGACGGTTAATGAGGACGTGCGCGACAGCCTGCTGGCCGGCCTCTGGCTCACCCCTGCTCTCCGCCCACATGGTTCTACAGGCGACTTGGTACGGGAACGTCCATAAATCCGGATCGATCGGCGAAGGATGGCTCACGCCCATTTCTCCAAGCGCCGCTTGTAAATTTGGTAGTTCCAGCCGGTGGCGAACGCGCCCGTTCCGAGCCATAGCGCCATCACCACGGCGTAATATTCGAAGCCCAGGAGCGCCCCGTAGACGCCCGTGGGAACGAACAGCAGGGCCTTCAGCAAGTAGGGCCGGAATCCAATGAGCCGGAACAGGAAGCGGGCGGCTGGATTACCCTCTTTCCAGCCGTGGCCGGTGTCGATGCCGATTTTTCGGACAAGGCTAGTGGTGTAGGCGTCGCCGAAACTGGCGATGACGGCTAGAATTGTGAGCAGGATTGCGCTAATGGTCATGTTCATCCTTGGACAAAACGGGAACGGTAGTGTGGTAGACCCGCAGGACTTCTCAGCCCTAATGGGCGCGGCCTGGTTAGCCGTGATCGGACAGTGGTTATGGGGCCGTATTCGCGCCCTGCGAGAGAAGCGCCGCGAGAACGGCAGGGCTCATTGTCGCGAGCAGCCTGGGGTCCATCGCCATTATATTTGCACCCCCACCAGGGACGACGGTGTTTTGCGCGGGATTCGCAAAGAGCCTTGACGACGCGGCCTTGGAATTGATGCCGGCGTTCATTGCCCGCCCAACAGTCCCGATGACGGGGGCCGCCGCTGTTTTGGCGATTGCCGCGCCTGGGTTTTCGAGGGTCCGCATAACCCAGCTACGGACTGCCGTCTCGGAGTTAGGTGGCGACTTCAAGAACTGCTGTCCTATACGGGCAAGGTCCGCGATGTCGCCTCCACCGCCCGTTGCGAAATCGGGATAGGCTTTCGCGACCTGCCCGAGCAATAGCGCCGGGCTGATCTTCCCGGTTGGGGCTTTCTCTGCCAGCGGCTCAAGAACCTTGAAGTTTCTAAACCACTCGCGCGCCTGTTTGATCGCGGCGGCATCGCCGCCTTGCGCTTGAGTCTCAAAAGCGTCGTCGAGAGCGTCACGGATTTTGCTGCCATAGTGGGCGACTGTCGCATTTTGCGAATCAGAGACTGCGGAAATCATACCGCCCTTGGCGCGCATCGTTTGGTACTGGCGACCCGTAAGCGCACCAGCCCCAGCCATCTTCTTCTCGATCTGCTTGAGGGCGTGAAGAACAGGCTTGGCGGAATCTTCATCGAGCGCGTCAACCGCGTTCGTCTTAATATCGTCCAGCGCCGTCGCAAGCGCTGGAGTTGGCGCAACCTGATTGCGCGGAAGAACTGCGTCGTAAACGTCGCTGATCTTCTTTTTCGCCTTCGCCATGACGGCCGGAGTGAGCGCTGGCGCGTCCTCGCCAATTGTCTTACTCACCGCGCGCGTGAATGCCTCAAACTGTGCGTCTGGCGTAATCCTGGCAGGATTAGCGGCGCTGTTGCCGGTCAGTGACGGCGGAAGCGCCGCAAGCTGATCGTCTATGACCTTCACGGCCCTCGACGATGCGGCTTGGCCTGGACGCACGGGGACGCCAAGCGACTGCGCGCGTTGGGCGAGCGCCACAACATTCGGATCAGGCTTGCCAGCCATACCGCCGAGGGCGCTTGGGATATTTACCAAGCCCTTTGCGAGCGCTGCCAAAATTCCAGGGCTAAAGATATCGCCTATCTGGCGACCGCCCGCGACTTGCTCATTGGCGGGCGGCCCGGCGATCTTGTCACCGACTGAGGTTGATGTGGGAAACCACCGGTTCTCCCTATCGGCGCCCAATGGCGAGGCGAGTAAGCGGCCGAGAGATTCGACATTACCGGGGATGCCAGGAATGTTCTGTGCAACCCCCGTCGCCATGCCGCCAGCCGTATCCAGTACAGCGCCAAGCCCATTGCCACGATGCGCAACCGACGACCTCTCCGCAGGAACTTCCCACATGCCGAAGGGGCCGCGCTGCCGCACCATAAGCGGCGGCAGTCCACGCTCAGCCGAGTCCCGCGAGGTGTTTACGCGGGACTGCGGAACGAGGTCGTCAAACATTCCGCCGCCAGGCTGTTGCGGGACTAGATCGTCAAACATTCCCATCAGAGACCATCCGAATTGATGCCGTTCGCGCGGAGACGCTCGATCACCTTGTCACGCGGGGCGCCGCGGGCAATGGCGGCCCGCGCCTCCGCTAATGGATCGCCGGGCCGCTGTTGCGGCTGCGGCCTCGTCTCATCGATCGCCTCGAAGCCGGCCGTGCGAGCGTCCAATAGATTCATGACCTCATCCAGAGCCGCGACGGTTGCTTGGTCGCCCTGAAGTAGCGCCTGAAACGTCCCTGGGGCCTGCATGAAGCTGTTGATCCACTGGAGTTCACCGGCCTGAAGGACGCCAGTATTCAGCAGGGACGGGTCACGCAATTGAGACAGCACGAGCTGGAACGACGTGAGCGCCTTTGTCATCGTCGGAGACGCAACGCCACTCGACATGTATTTCAGCGTATCGGCCGGGGCGACGCTCTTGAGCGCGGACTTCGTGTTATCTATGAGCTTACCCATCGTGACGCGCATCTGGCGCGCTGAACGAAGCTGCCCGGGCTCGATGGATGGCTGGCCAGCGGGGCGCTGCTTGGGCTCTCCGGGCCTCTCAGTGTACGCGCCGCCAATTGGCTGACGGTACGGACGCATGTCTGGGTTGATGCGAGAACCATCCGGCAGAACGCGAGGATTAGCCTGCCTCGCGTACGCGGCATGGTACTCTGGCGTTGACGGGTCCCCACCAAGAAGGACGTTGGTGTCCTGGGCCTCAATGCTGTTTCCAACGAATGGGCCGGCCGGCCCACCACCAGAAGCATTGGACCTGATATTGGCAACACGGATCGCGTTTTCACGGTTGGCTTGCGCGTTAGTATTGGTGTTCAACATCTGCGCCGCCGCCTGCGCCTGTGCGGCCTGCAGGGATGCTGCAGAGCGCGCGTCCTCACTTACAAGAGAGCGGGAAAAGCGACTTTCGGTACCTTGCTGTGTCGCGTCAAACTGCCCTTGTTGGAATAGGCGATTGGCACCAGCCTCCTGTCCCCGCTGCTGCATCCCCATGAGCGAGATCGCGGGGCCGGCGTCGTAGCCCTGCGGAGCGCGTGCAAGGAGGGCCTGGATCATCGCCTGATCCGGCATCTTCGTGCCATATGTAGGCGCGGCGTTGCCGGGGCCGGTCGGGCTTGGGAACGCCATGTCGGCTTGCGGAGCAAGCGCGGTGGAAAGTTCTTGCCCGAATTGCTGCTGTTGCTTCTCTTTCCGCTGTTGCTCCTGCATCATGGAGAGCTGAGCGGGATTGCCGCCTGCGCCGCCAACGAGCGCGTAGGCGAGGATATTGCGCCAATCTGCCATGTTATCTCCCCATGCCAAGGGCCATGCCGGCGCCGCCCGCCGCGCCCTTCAGGACATCCATCCATGGCGTGTTGGGTTGGATAAACTGCTGCGTTCCGCTGAGCGACCCAAATCCGCCGAGCGTCTGATTGAGCATCTGCTGGCGCATGAACGGGTCCTGGTACTGACGGAGGAACTCCTGATAGGCGCGCTGCATCCCGGTGTCCTCCATCCCGAACTGGAGCCCGCCGAGTTGGCCCAGCGTCTGCGCGCCCTGGAGGTTGAGCCCCTGGCCCTGAAGCCCGGCCTGCTGATTGGCGAGTTGGCCTTGCAGACCCACTTGCTGGTTGGCGAGGTTGGTCTGCTGGCCGAGCTGGGCCTGCGCGAGGTTGCGCTGAGCGCCGACGGCCTGATTGCCCTGCCCGGCGGCAAGTGCGCGGTCTGCGTCCGATGCACCGAACTGGAGGCCAGTGTTAAAGCCAGTGAGGTTGAGGTTCGCGAGCGCGGACGCCGCCTGATTGGCGAAGCCTTCGTTGGTGAGCGCATTCTCGACGCCGAGGCGATCGTTACCCCACGCGCCGGCCATATTGGCTTGGCTCGAATTGTCGTTCAGGGCCATCTGGCGGAAGCGGTCCAGATCCGCGAGCGTGCGGTCCACGACCTGGGACTGGTACGGATTGGCGTAGGGTTGGGAGGCGGTCGCTGCCGTTCCTGCCGTCACGTCTGGCGTAGCGCCAACCTTGGCAGCGCGGGCGATGGATGGGTTAACCTGTTGCGGCTGGTAGGCGCCGACGCCAGAGGCGATGCCCTGAGCCTGCGGGATAGCCTGCGGGGCGGCCGGCGCGAGAGGGCCGCCATAGGGCTTGAACGGCTGGTTGGCGACGCCCTGGGCGCGCTGGAGGTTCTGTAGACCGGCCGCCTTCAGTTGCGGATCGATCGTACTCTGTGCCTTAGGCTGCTTTTTCGCCATCGTCTATTTCCTTGTAAACCAACACTTCGTAACCGAGGTCGCGCAACGCGCGGCCCCAACCTTTGCGGCCCATGATCGTGATCTGGCCGCAGTCGAACGCCCTGGCCGCCTCGACAAGCTGGGGGTCGGCAGAGCGAATCTCATTAAGATCGCCGCCCGCGAGCCAGACGTTCAGCGTGCGGGTCACGAGCACGTCGAGCACCATGGCTGACTTCTCGCCTGCCAAGAGGATGGCGCTTCCGGTCTCAATCGCCTTGCGCACGTCCCCGATTGTGCGGCCAGATGCGTCGTGAGCGAGCGCGGCCTCGATCCACGGGCGGCAGCGCTCCCATTCGTTAACCGTCATGTGCGACACTGTTCAGACACAGTCACCCCGTAGTATTGTCGCGTAGAAACCAAAAGGAAATCCAGGTTATGACAAGACGTGACGATGCGGCCAGAAGAAGAGACGACACTGAGCATGTTATCAGCGGGTCGCACGGCGATGATGTGCTGGACGGGACTCCTGAGAGCGATTTCATCCATGGTAAATCGGGGGATGACACCGTTTACGGCAACGGGGGGAATGACGTTATAAGTGCCGGGAACGGCAACGATCTGATTTGGGGCGGCGCTGGAAACGACGTGTTTATCATAACCCAAGGGGCTCGCAGATCGCACGATACGATTTTCGATTGGAACTCTGGTGATGTGATAGACGTTCAGAGCTACGGCACTTACACCGTCACGCAGAACGGTGATGACGTGCTGGTAATACTCTCTGGTGGCCCGGTCATCGATGTCTTGGGCGTGAATGTCTCAGACATCGCAATCGTCTAAAATCTTACAGAAGCGCGGCAATCATTCCGCCAACAAAGAACCGCTCTAGCGCAAGCTCTGCGACGCGAAGATTAGCTCCCCCAGACGTTGTTACTTCGGCCCAGAGATGGTCCCACTCCGTCTGAAGATTAGTGCTGGAAATGACACGCCCGGCGCTTTCGTCGCCCGTGTCCGTGAATGTAATAGTGCCGACGACTGTTCCGTCCGTCCTGCCGGACGGGGCCGCCCCCTGCTTACCACGAATGTTGATCGTGACGCTCGGATTGGACCCGCCGACAAACCCCGTAGCGCTGCCGCTCCCATCACCGCCGTAAATTGTCGCGCGCCCAAACTTCGCGCGCACCGCAAGCGTCTTACCAACGTAGCCGTTCGCCGCATCGACGCGAGCGCAGTCGGATAATCCTTGGCTAGTGTCCCCATCAAAGGCTGCGGCAAGCCCGCCGTCAACCGTCATGTCGCCGATATTGGTCCCGGTCGTCCGGTCAATTATGCTGAGACCCATCAGTGGCCCTTGTCGTAAGCGACGACATCGAATTTGTCGTCTGTAGAGTGATAGATGCAAGCGATGAAGTCGGTCTTCGCGCTCGTTGTCGCAGTCAGCGCGGTGAAATCCGTACCGAAGCGGAACTTCGTATCCAACGTCAACGTGCGATCCGCGCCGCTCGCCTTGACACGGAACAGAAACGGCTGACCGCTCACGGCGCTGCTCGGATTGCTGAGCGTGCGGTCGCCGGCCATCGTGAGGTCGAAGACGCAGCCCTTTGTCGCATCCACGGCGACGGAAGCGCCGTCCGTGAGTGTGACGGGTGGCATGGCCTTGCGCCGCGCAAGCGACGTACGGAACGCTGCAATGTTTGTGGCGCCATCAGAATAGACGGTGAGATATTCGCCCGCAGGAACGGTCACGGTTGTTCCCGCGCCGGCCGTCAGAGTCGCCGCGCTGTCGGAATTGTTGAACACGCGCGTGATCTTCTCAACATCTGGGAATGTGATGGTGCGTGTCGCGCCGGGCGTGCCTGTCAGAATCAGGAGCGCTGGGCGGTGCTGATCTGCCGCGCCGTTATTGGTCGAGAGCGTGACATTGCCGGCGGTGACGGAGACGGAGACGACGCCTGCAACGGCTTCGTCCACCATGGCAGTCATCGCGTCATTCAGATCGTCGCCCCAAGTGTCCTCATTGGCGCCAACTTCCGGCTTGATGAGGCGAAGCGATGTCGTATATGTGTCAGCCAAGGACTTCACTCCTCGTGGGTTTGTCTTTCGCCTCGACCTTCTGCGCGCGCAGCGTTTCGAGCGCCGGCATTACGTCGTTGAGAACTTTGTGATCCACTTGCCTGACCGCCGGAAAGCCGAGCGCCGTAAGGTGTTCGTTCACCACGTCCATCTGCTTTATCGGATCTGTCGCGGCATGGATCATGGTACGGTGATATTCGCTCGCTAGAACGTGGCCCTGATCGTCCACGACCTGCTTGCGCATCCGCACCCCGACATTGCCGGTCTGCGGCTCGATTTCAATACGGTCGATTATGGTTCTGGTTTCCATCGTTACACGCTGTAGGTTACGGTCAAAGAGACACCGCCCGTAGCACTTGAGCCGTTGGCCGCAAGGTGGGTCTCTGCTGCGTTGTCGTTGACGCGCTCGAAGAAAACGTCGGCACCCTGCGCGTAACAGATGATGGGGTTGAGGGTCGCCGTGTAATCGAGCCCCACCGCTGAACCGATTGACCCCGCATGGGAACCGGATGACGCGGTGAGCGGAAGGCCGCCGATGCGAAGCTGTCCCGCGCCAGCCGAGCCGATGCTCGACCAATTCACGGTCAGACGAGCGACAACAACGCGGCCAAGTTTTGTATAGTCGCAAACCTGCGAGGAGATGGTGTAGTTGTTCGTCCCGTCGCCGATGGTGACGGTAACTGTCCCTTCCTCGTAATCGTCGAGGGTGTTGGCGTCTGTGCTCGGAACCTGTGTCGCAGGGAACTTGATCTGTCCGCCGGGCACACTGAGCAAGCCGCTAATCGTCAGTGCCCCGTTGAACGTCTCCGCGACATCGCGCTTGACGTTGCGCAGATCCTCACGAACGAGTTCATTCAGGATGCCTTGGAAGACATCTCTAGCGTATTGGAGTGGAGCAGAGAGAGGATTCATCGCCGCCCGCCCGGCCGTACGTCAAGCCGCGCGTCACCGAAGCGCCAGTGCGTCGCCGCCACTCCAGTCACTACCAGTTCAACCTGTCGCGCACTAAACCGAAGATCGGTCTTGCCGCCGTCACTCAACTCGACCTCTGCCAGAACGGTTTCGTCCGCGTCTGGATAGAGCCGCGTGCGGAAGCTGACAGTTACGCCGCCGGCATCGGTATGTGTCGAGTGCGCCTGATCCGGAACAATGCCGAGGACATGCATCACGCGATCGCCGTTGCCGATCTCGATTGGGCCGCCGCGCGCGTATGGCGCCGAGCCGCTGTATTGGAAGCCAAGCTCGTGCTCGTACACATAGCCATCCGACCCAACGCAGAACGGCGTATCGAATATGCCGGGCGCGCAGCCCGAAAGCCTTGTCAGTGTACCGTTCGCCCAATGGTCGTAGCGGTATGACCAAAATACGTAGTCGGTGATCTCCGACGCGCCGTCGCGCGGATAGAACCACCAAATTTCCTGGTTCTTAGCATTGTGAAAGCCGGTAATCTTGGATTGCTGGGCGGTCGTGAGGTTATGCGCCAGATCGTCCCAAAGGTCGCAACGCAGGGGCCGAACGACGCCGTCATAAACCCAGTAACCGGACTTGCTCCACCACGCGACGAACGAGCCCGCCGAGACGATGCATCCCTTGGATAATGCCCCGCATGCGTCGCCGACCTTGCGTGCGCGCAACACGTACGGAAGTCCAAGGTAATCGACAACGTAGGCGTCTATGTCAGTCAGCATGATGACCTGGTCGCCGACTGCGCGGGCCGTGATCAGAGAGCCTTGCGGTATTTCATCGCTGCCGGCCTGATTGGTCGCGGACGGCGTCCAGACCGTGTTGTCACCGACTGTGCTCCACTGCCACTTGCGCGGGTTGCCGCCAGCCCCCAGTGCGATCAGTAGGCGCTTAGGATGAACGACGAGCCCCGAGCAATCGACTGGCGCGTTCGTAATCGCCGCCGCGACGCTCGTGTTCTGCCACTCGTAGAGTATCCCGTCATCTTTCGTGCATCCAACGAGATATTGGCCCCAGATGTCCAGGTCCCAGACGGTTGCCGGTTCGGCATTCCCGGTATCTGGCCGCGGCGTGCCGTAGGCGCCTTTGCCGTATAGTCCCTTGCCGTATCCAGTCTTGACGGTCGAGTCTGTAATGCCTGACGTGAAGCCAGCAGGCGTAATGTCGCTCAGAACACCTGTCGAGACCATCGCGTAGAGCTTTGAATGCGTCCCGATGGCCGCGCGGCGCGTACCATCGTTTGACTTCCAGACGACGATTGCGCGCGGCTTGCCAGTGACGGTTGTGGTCGATTTCTGCACCCAGCCGCCGATTGGCCCGAGCACCTTGCCGTCATACCAGCGCACAAGATGCGCGTCGTACCAGCGTCCCTGTGCCTGATATTCAGTCCCCGAGCGCATCACGCCAGGGGGAATTTTCAGCGGCAGATAGGCCATTTATTGCACCGTCCAATCGCCGCCGTCAGCGTCCTGCTCAGTCCACACGCTCGAACTGCCCTGCTGGCTTGACCATGAGCTGCCCGCCCCGCTCTGCGGCGTCCACGCGCTTGCGCTACTGGATTGTGAGACCCATGAAGCGGCCTCAGCCGCTTGGGTGACCCACGCAAAGACAGTTGGCGCAAAAATTATGGAGTCGTTCGTGACTAGACCGGGGCTTATGCCCTGCGGGCTGTCTACGGTAGGTGAAAAGAAGCTCTGCGCGTTGGTGACAAGACCGGCGGTAAGCGCATAAACGCTCGCGACTGACGGCGCGTAGAATGTTTGTGAATTGGTGACAAGGCTCGGAAGGAGCGCTTGATCGCCAAGTGCGACCGTTGGCGCGTAGAATGTTTGTGAATTCGTAACAAGCGACGGCGATAGGTCAACTGCTCCGGGAGCAACTGTCGGTGCGTGAAATGTCTGCCCGTTCGTGACCAGCGATGGCTGGACATCCACCGCACCAGGAGAAACTGTCGGTGCAAAGAACGTCTGCGAATTGGTGACGAGGCTGGGCGCGAGATCAACGGCACCGGGCGCAACAGTGGGCGCGTAGAACGTCTGCGAATTGGTGACGAGACTCGCAATGACTGGCCCGGCCGCAACCGGCGCGTAGAACGTCTGCGCATTCGTGACAAGGCTGGGAACGAGGGCTTGATCTGCTATTCCAACAAGTGGGGCATAAAACCAGAATGGCGAACTCACTTAAGCCGCCTTTCTGATGCTCGCGTCGAAATTCCTGTCCGTGCCGCCGATCTTGATCAACGTTGCGTCCCACCCGTTGCCGAGCATGAAGCCTTGCGTGACCAGTTGCTCGGCCTGAACGTCCTGAAGGCGTAAATCGAAGAACTGCCGCTTGGTCCCGCCCGTCGCCTCGACCTTTTCGTAAAGGCGCAAGCGGAACTCGTCCGCCTGCGCCATCGCCGCGCCGATGGGATCGACAAGCACCCAATAAAACCCCTTGGTCGTGTCTGTCGAAAGCGAAGACGTGCCGGAGATAAGCGAAATCTCCGTCGTACTGATGCTCACTCCGTCAAGCTCGGCGTGCTGCGTCCAGGTGCCGAGCTTGCGGATTTCCGCGTCCCACGAGCGGTCCGTACCGGCGATCTTCTGGATCGTCATGTCCCAGCCGAACCCCAGCGGCAAGGGCGGGAACACCCACGGCTCGGCCTGCGCATCGCTGAGCGTGGCGACGAAGATCACCCGCTTCGTGCCGCCGGTCTCCTCGACCTTGTCGTAGATGCGGATTTTGAACTCGTCGCCCTTGGCCATGCCCGCCGCAACGGGATCGATCCAGAGCTGGTACACGCCTTTCGTCGTGTTGGTCTGAAGTGACGTTGTGCCGGAGATGACCGAAAGCTCGGTCGTTCCAACCGAAACCCCATCAAGTTCGTAGGCGGAAGTCCAGCTCATCAGCTCACCGCGTGGATAACGCCGTTATAGCCGCCGTCGTTCGTGCCGCTGTTCGAGGCACGCAGCGTCAGGCGCGAGCCTGCCGGGATGTCCACGAATGTGGGCCAGCACGGATAGGGTCCGTCCATTTTTTCGTTGCCGCTCGTGCCGTAGCGGTAGACTTGGGTCAGCACTTCCTGGGTTGCCGCGCCGTAGCCAATGTCGAGAGCGAAGCCACGAAGGTTCGTCGTCGTGTCGCCCGTCACCTGGAAGCTCGGGAACAGCGCAAAATGATCTTCACTCGTGCTCGCTGTAATTTCCGTGTGCGAGCCTTCAGCGCCTGACGCGCCTGGAGTGATCGTGGTGCCATTTGGCACGGTCCCCATGCCGTAGGTCGTGACCTTGGAGCCGACGCGATATTTCGGGCTCCCATCACCGCCGAAAAGCGTGGCGGAGACACCAACGGTTGCACTCACTCGCGCCCCTGCCGCCCGCGCCGTAAGGCGAGACCCGGCCGGGATGTAGAGCGGAAACGCCCATTGCTTGGGACCAAGTCCTTCCGTTCCCCACTGGCCGCAATAGCCCATGAGAAGATCGGGGATCAGCACTTCTTCGGTCGCACCGCCGATACCGATGTCGATGCAGCCCTGCGATGCCGCCGTAGCGAGCCCGTAGGCACTTGCCAGGATGTGAATCCAGTAGGCATCGAACGACGTGCTCGCGATCAACTCAACCCAGGACCCCTTTGTCGAAGAGGACCCGCCTGTCGTTACCACTGCGCCAGGTGAAGTAGCGCCGACGCCCGTGAAGGCATCGTTATACTGCCAGCGCTCGATACCCTTCTGTGGGACCCAGAGCATCGTCAGTGCGTAATTATCTTGGGTCGCGCTACGACGAGCGACGGGCTGATATTCTGATCGAATGGAAACAGGCCGTCCTTGCGAACGCGCGTGCCGTCGTAGTGATCCATCAGAAGCTGTTTCATCCGCCCGAACACCTCGTTGAATTCGCGCTCAGCGGCCTCGCGTGTCGGGTGAGCTTGACGCATCGCCGTGACCATCATGCCGGCCGAAGCGTTCACCACATCTCCAATCGAGAACCTGTCAGCCACGCGCCCGAATTCTCGGGTCAGATGTGCAACCCGTTCCGGAGCGCTTCGCATCAGTGGGTCGCGAACGTTCTTGCCGCTGCCGTTCAGGGTATCGGTCATAGTTGCAGAATACCGGAGGCGTTCCATGTAACCGTGATGTTGCCGCCATTGGGCGTAACCGGGAGCCCCGTAACTCCTGTGTCCTCAAACAGCACGAGCCGCCATGTCGTATTCGCGCCGACATTGTGGCGATAGATAACCAGCGCCTCTACGGTGTTGCCAGACACGGCCGTGTAGGTTAGGTCGCCGCCGTCAAAAAGCCCGTCCGCGACCGTGGGGGCGGTGATTCTTTGGTCCGTCCCGACGATGCCCGAGAGATCGTTGTAGAAATCGTGCGCGGATGAGTAGGTATAGGTGCCCGTATCCACGAGCGCGCAAAATGGCCCGTCCGTAGCGTCGTTTACATCAAGGCCCTTGTTGGCGTCCGCCGTAGTCAGCAGCGCTTGCTTGTATTCGGGATAGACTGCATTAGCCATTTACCAGCCTCGCGTGATGCCAAACATGCGCTGCCCCTGAAGCATCGGATCAACCCTGAGACGGCCGCCCGGCACTCGGTTTGATTTCTGTATGTCGTCAAGCGCCGCCTGGAACAGCGCTCCCCACGTCCCGACGCGATCGTCATCGATTAGGAACGGCGATCCCTGCAAGAGCGCACCGTACAGGTACGCATCAGGCCAAGAGGCCAGCACCCAATTGGACGAATTGGACGCGAGCGCAGGGATCTTGGCGTAGTACGTCAGCTCGCCCGTGTAGTCCTGGTCTGGTATCGGCAAGAGCTGCAACGCCGTTCCGACATGCGCGTAGAACTCCGGCTCCCCTGTTGACGACACGTCAACCTTTTCCGAGAGCAACCGCTCCTGCGAGAGGCGCTCCAAAAGACGGATATCGCTCTCGCTAATTTCTAGCGTGAGAGAAATCGGCTCCAGCATATCTGCACCGGGATCGGCGATGAACTCGACGCCGGATGAGAAGGTCGCCTCCGAGCGCGTCACCATCTGGCGGACACGAAGCCGGCGGTTCATTTGCGCTTCGGCGAGCGCGATAAAGTCGGGGACTTGTGACGTGAGGTCCGTGCGATTAAGCCACGAGGCTACGGCGGCCTGAAGCTCAGTGTACGTGCTGAACGCCATCGTTTCATTACCTCAGTAGGAACAGCGGTTGCACGGGTCTGGGACTTGCTTGCGGCTCAACAACTTCTCGCGACGCCCGCGCCAGTGTGGAGAGTTGTAGACCTCAAGCATTGTCTGCTTGTTCACGTCGCCGATCTGATACTTGCCCGTCCCGTCCATGCAGCACAGGCTCACGCGGCCATCAGCCATGATGGAGAGTTCAAACCAACGCACGCACGGCCGATCTGGAATTTCGGTGAAATGCGGATCGGTGTAATCGATCCATGCATCCTTCTTGATCGCGAGCGATTCGAAGTTTGGCCAGCGATCGAAGCAATAACGCCTGAACGGCTCGTTCGGGAAACCGACAGTCGAGAGCACGACTGGGTGCGGAAACCCGCACGCGTGAAGATAATCGAGGCGCTTGGCCGTCTGCTCGAATTTGAGACCCATAAGACGTTCGTATTCGATCGGATCATGCGAGTTCAAAGAAACCCACAGATGCGCGACATTCGTGAGGCGGCCCATCGCTTCGACCTTGTCCGGTGTTAGCGGCGAGCCGTTCGTAAAGATGCGCAGCCTGATGTGCGGCGCTTCGCGGTTGATGCGCTCGCAGATCGGGATAAGGCGATTGTCCAGAAGCGGCTCGTTCACCTTGAATGGTGAAAATGACATAGGCTTGGCCGGGAGTTCGACCAGTTCACGCAAGAGCTTGTCGAGAAGATCGTCCGACATGCGCGTACCCTTGCGGTCAAGCGTCGGATACGGGCAGAACGAGCACGACGCGTTGCACTGGGCGAACGTTTCGATACTGATTTCAGCGGGCTGATCGAGCCACTCGCCGCTGTAGGTCACTTCTTGGCTTTCAGGATGAATCCGTAAGTATCACCCTTCTCAATCGCGGCGAACGGTTCAAAATTCCCCTTCCACCAAGGCCTGTAGTCAGTCATTGGCGTCGTGCCGAGCTGGGCGTACTCACGCTGATCCAGAAAGATCAGAGAGCCCTTCGTGATAATGCGCGTGTGGCCTGGATCGCCCCAGGCCCAAGGCGAATCCCACATAGGCACCGTGGCGACAAGAAGACCGTCAGGCTTCAGGATGCGCCATAAATCATAGAACTGGGCGAAGAAAAACTTCCAGTCGCCCTGCCGGCCGCAATGCTCCAGCACTTCGTAGGCGTGTATCTCGTCAAACGTGTTGTCGTCAAAGGGGAGTGGCTCGGGGTTGGCCAGGTCCCACACCACGTCTGGCTTGCACGATGGATCGATATCTAGTGTCGTGAGGTTGGACCAGTCAGTGGTTCCCCACGAACCGTTTACTTTCTTCTCGCGTGAGTTGCCGCAACCGATCAGGAGTTCGCGTCTGCCGTCGAGTTTCATGCCGACACCTCGGCGGCCTTGGCGTCCTCGTCGGCCTCAAATTCCTTGGACTTCTCCAGTAACCATTTGTGATAGTTGCCAACGAAGCGCCCGCCATGAGTGAACTCAAAATCCGGCCAGACTGGGATTGGCTCCTTGAAAATCCTCACGTAGTCGTCGCAAAACGCAAAATCTTCGCCGATCATACGCTCCTTGCCCTCACCCACGTCCTCAAACTTCTCGTAAAAGAGCTTTGGACACTCGAACTCTTTGCCTACGTACAGAAGTGGGCGCTCCCGCACCATGCGTTCAATCGTGTCGCGACGAATCACGAGAAACCCGGCCGCGACACGGTCTGCCATGACCCAGCCGTCTCTTGTCTGGACCGTGCCGTCAGGATTGGGCACGTAGCGGAGCGGGTATTCTTCCGGGTCCTGACGCTTACGATACGCGCCGGCGCAGATGGGCTTGTTTGCTTTCGCGAGTTCAATCAGGGCGCGCGGTTCCCATCGCAGGTCCGCGTCGATGAATGCCAAGTGCGTCGCATTCGTCTTGAGGAACATCTGCACGAAACGATTGCGCGCGATGTCGATAAACGCGCCGTTGCCCATGACGGTCGTCGTGATGTAGACGCCGTTAATGAGCGCGACTAGGCACGTCTCGGCAATCGATAGGGCGTAGTCAGTCAGTACGCGCCCGTCATAGGCCGGCGTAGCGACGAAGACGCGGATGTCGAAATGTTCAGGTCCATCCGGCGGCACCGGAAACGGGATGCCGTCCGAGTCGAGAATTGGTCTGCGCTTGAAGGCCAAGCGGCGGTTCCTTCTAAAAAGAGAGCGGAGCGCCCATAACAGGTGCTCCGCTTCTCAGGTTGGTGTTTACGTCAGTTTGTTAATGTGCCGACTGGCAAGACCCTCCTGGGCATACAGCCCAGCAAAGCCCCACAGGACATCGAAACGCGCCGGCACGCGGTCGTTCGCGACATCCCACTGACGACCAAGGCGCATCGAGATGCCGTCGAGAACATCTCGCGCACCCCAGGCGCCGAACTTCGAAACGTCGATCAGATCCGCCGTCACGAAGGCGAACGCGTCTTTGTGGAAGAACAGCGACTGACCGACCTGAGTTGAGGCCGCGTTCCAATTGGTCACCGTCAGGCCCGACGTGTCGGCTCCGGTCATGATGGCATTCTGGTACGCGTTGCCCGACCCGACCATGATTCCAGGCTTCACCGTGACGGTGTATGTGTTTGCCTGCGTGGTCAGGGTAATATCGGCTTGGACCACAAACGTCTTGAGGCGCCCGTAGCTGGTCTTCGTCTCCGGGTGGCAATCAACAAAGCCGTCGGCGAGTGTGCCGAACGTCAGGATGTCGCCTGCCTTCAAGGTCGTGCCGGTGTTCTGCCCGGTCACGCTCACGTCCGTCTGGGAAACCCAGGCGTTCGAGGTCGTGGTCGTGGCGTTGCCCGTGCCCGTGGTGAGTGGTGAGCCTGCGAGCGTTCCGGTCGTGTGCGTCGGGATGAGGGTGTTTTCGTACACCTCAAACCCGCCAGTACGACCCATCTTCCCTTCCTTGTAGGCGCGCTTGATGTCCTCGCTGGACTGGAAGAGGCCTTTGACGGCGTCTTGGAAATTGGTCTTGCTGCGGGGCGTGAGGCAGGCGTAGCGCTCGTCGTCCGTCGGCGCGAGCGATTCGGTCATGAACTGCCCGTTCTGCTGGAACGTCAGGTAGGTCATGTCCGTAGTGCTCGTACCCGTGTAGTTGGGAACGAGCTTGTAGGCGGCAGCCAGAGCGTCGCCCTCGATCTTCGCAGCGAGCTGCGACATCGCAGGCTTGATGAAGACCTTGGAGAAGTCATCCAAGTTCATCGTCAGCTCGACGGACGTGAACGACACGTCAACGCCGTACTGGCTGGCACACACCAGCGGTGTAGAGCGCTCAACATGGTCCTGGTAGGACGCGGTTGAACCGGTTCGCACCGTGTACTTGGGCGGCAGGCGGACGTTGATGGTAGTGCCATTCTTGCCGCCCCTTTGGGCGAACTGGTTATCGTACTGGATGTTGCAATTGGCGGTGAAGTTGAGCTTCTGGTGCAGCACGCGGATTGCCTCCCGCGTGATCTGCAACGGGGTAAGGATCGTGTTAGCCATCGTTTTCTAGTCCTTGTGGTTCGCGACGCACGCGCGAATCGCCGTTAGGCGTTCTGCCTGCGTATTTCTTCTTCCCTACGCCGCTTCCACTCGGACGAACTCAGTTTGTCGCTCGATGGAGCGGACGCACTGATCTTCGCTGACTGGGCTCTGCTGCCGACTTGAGCGGGCGGGCTTGCGCCCTGCGCTGCTGCGGCAGTCTTTGCGGCGGCGGCTGCTTTCGCAGCCTTCTCTTGAAGCTCTCGGCCGATACGTGCGTCGTTCAGCAGTCGGTGTAGTCGCGGGTCGGTGGTCCCAGCGATTTCAGCCGCTGAGAATCCGTAGGTCGCGACGCCGAAGGTCTGCATCTTCGTCGCCAGTTCAGGCGAATAGCCAGGAATGTCGCGAGCAAGGCTTTCAGCCAGCTTCGTCTTCCGAGTGGCGGTTTCCGCTTCGGAGGCGCGCTGTGCTTCGGTGACCTTTTCGGACAACTCGCGCGACGCCTTCGCGTGCGCTGCCCTCAACTGCTGCTCCTGAATGCGGGTCAGCTCGTACTGTTCGCGGTTGCTGAGGCAGAGGGATGCCCAGTCCACGTTCTCGAATTGCGACAGTGCGTCTTCGAGCGCCGATACACGGCCGGCGATGCGGAAGTGTGCCTCGCGCGCGGCGGCTTGCTGCTGGAGCGATGCGCCTTGCTCCTCCAGTGCATTTCGCTGCTGCTGGAGCGATGCGCCTTGCTCCTCCAGTGCATTTCGCTGCTCGGCGACTTCCTGCGTCTTGCGCGTGTAGTCGGCCTGCATCAGGAACGCGCTCTTGAGCGCTTTCGGGATGCGATGCTTTACGCCGTCATGCTCGATTTCGTCGGTATCGTCGGTCTCGGTTTGGGCGTCTTCGCCTTCCGTCCCGACTGCCTCTGTCTCAAGCTCTGTGGCGTCAGTGGCCAGTTCCGTGTTGGCATCGGCCTGAGGATTGGACTCAGCGCCGACGCCAGGATTGTTGGCATCGGTAGTCATTGGTTCCTTTCGTGTGGGTGATATTAAGAGATACTTTGGCGCGGTTGGTCCAGATTGCTACTCTGTGTCCACTTACGACCGCGCCAAACCGTCACCAAAACAGCCAGTACGACACGCCGGATACTGCGGCGATGCCGGCAAACATGATGAGCATGACGGTCGCTTGGCTCTTGCCCTTCAGCGGGCCGGATTTGAAATCTCTCACTGCATCGCTCCTTGGCTTGTCGGAATGCCGCCTGTCACGGCGCGTATCTGTTGCTCTTTCAGTTTCCATACGACCTCCATGCGCTTGGTCTCGGCTTCGTAGGCCTTCACCTGAAGCTCTTGCTGCTTGATCTGGGTGTCCACCTGAGCGGCTTGGGCAGCCCCCGGATCGCCACCAGTGGCCGCCGCCGCGAGCTGCTTCAGTTCCTCGCCAATTTCATCGGCTTCAGGCCAGTCGCTGTTCTTCGCGAGGCGCGGGCCAATGACGGGCGCTGCCGCAGGCATGGCGCGGAGCAGTTCGGTCATGCCGAGCACGGACTCTTCGCGGCGGGTCGTGAAGCTCGGGCCGGTTTCGACCGTGAGATCGTATTTGCCGACGCCGAGGTCATAGATGCGCGTGAGTGGGGCGCCCGTGTTCGGGTCCATTTGCTGCTGGCCATCCGGTCCCATAACGGGCTGCGGCGTTCCAAGCGGGACTGTCGTCGCTGCATTGTCCTGGCCGAGCACGCGGACGATGCGTTCTCCTGTGTACACCTTTGGGATGAGATCGATGAGAATTCGTCCGGCGTGCTCGATTGCTCTCGACAGGTTGTCGATGAAATGGAATGTCGAAGTGTCGCCCTCGCGTTGGCGGGCCATGATGGCCTTGCCGCTCGTCTCATTCGATTGCGCGCCCAGAGAGGCGTCGAACAGGCCAATCGTGGCCTTGATGTCGTCGGCCGAGGTCAGGGCCTCTTGGAACCAGCCTGACGGCACGCCGGGGAATGGTTGCCTCTGTGGCGGCACGTTGCCGTCGTATTCGATATAGGCGTGGGCATCCACGTTGGCCGTTTCCCACTTGGCCTGATCGGTCAGGAACGCACCTTTAGGGCCAAGGAACGGCGTGATGGGCGCGAGGGCGATCGTCTCAGTCGCCTTCGTGCGGGCGAAATTGTACGACCTCTGCGCATCGATCGCGCGATGCACGAGCGCGCGGAAATAGCGCTTCCCCTCCACGTTGATCTCGTGGCCGTAGACGGGGACGAGCGGGATGTACTGGCCGGCCCAATCGTTCTCCTCCAACACCTCGGCGCCAGTGAGGAGTATCTGCGTAACATTCTGGGATTTGATTTCGCGCCGTGACACAACCTCGACACCTAGCGCGTCGAGCTGAGGTTTATTCCTCTCGTAAACGTCCTCGGCCATGACCTGCTGATCGGACAGCAGAAGGATTTTCTTCTTGACCTTCTCTCGCCTCCACCATTCGGCGATCATGACCTGTTCGCCGTCGAGCCAAGGATCCTTCAGGCCCGTATATCCGTCACCTAGCCAATCGACCGCTTCGGCGCCCTTATAGCGCTTCGCGAACTCTGCCTTGGTGATGCGGTCCACAACGAACGCGCTGTTCCAGTCCGCGCTATCGGCCGCCGTGCTGTACGGATCGCCGTAGACGCTGAATGGGTTGGCGATGCGGTCGAGGATGAGGTCAAGATCGAACGTGTCGTCGCAGGCGTACTTCGTGCCGATGCGGAAATAGCCAAAGCCGCCCGCCGTCGCGTGCTCCAGTGCCGTGTCGTACGCGACGGGAGCTTTGCTCGAAACTTCGATATGGCGGATCAGACCGTTGTAGATTTGCGCGGTCGCAACGTCAGCCTTGCTATCGGCCGGATGGCACTTGATCGCAGGCTTGTTCTGCCGCGCGTCGTTGACGACTTGCGCGATGTAGGTTCCGAGCTTGTTGTAGACGTGGCACGGGAGTCCGAGCTTCTTGCGCATGGCGACGAGATCTGTGGGCCACTGCTCGTCAAGGAGCGCAAAGCGTATGTCCTCCAGCGCCGTCTTGCGGTTTTCGTCTTCGTGCTCGGCCGCGAGATCGAAAGCCTCTTGGGCTTCCCGCAGGACTTCATCATCCTTGCTCAATTGAACGCCCTGTGGACCGCGAGCAACGTGACACCGATGGTCAGGACTATGCCGATGATGACCCCAGTGAGGAATTCCACGTAGCGCTCCGCCTGTTGCGTCGTGACGCCGAATGATGACGGGTTGAACTTCATGGTTCAGAACCGAAACTTGAGTTCAACGCGCGCGTAAAACTTCACAAGCTCGCCATGAGCTACTTCCCACTCAACATTTGTCACGGGGTGCCAAATCTCCGTGCGCTCTACAGGGCCGCTCTGGAAATAGAGCAGGCACGACAGAACCAAACCATTCATACTCAACTCCAAAAACCAGGGCTGCGTGGCGGCTTCGGTTTCGGCTTCTGGTCCGGGCCTTCGTAAACGATGCACATAAGCCCAAACGCATCGGCCGCGTGCGACGACCAGTCATGCTCTGGGCCGAGACCGACGTTGCGTTCCTCGTGGCGCCTCTCGTGGTAGTAGCCGAGAGCGTCGATACCGGACTGCACCGCAGGTGTATCGTTGAACTGCACGATCCCGAACAGCCGGCGCGCGGCCTCAATCCGCATCATTGCCGCGCCCCGCCCCTGGTTTGGGACAACCGTGACGTTCCGGAATCCGGCGTCCTTCAGGTGGTCGCTGTAACGCTTGCCAGTGACGTTGTTCTCGTTGACGCCGTCATGCGGCAGGAAGGCGTCAATCTGCTCAGGCGGTATCCGCCCAGTCTTGCGGAGTTCGTTGATGTAGAAGGCTAGGACTTGCCCTACGCCCTCGATGTAGTCGAGGACGCGGATTTCACGCCCGACGAACTGGACGATCCAGATAGACATGGCATCGGCGGTCGCGCCGCTTCCGCCAAGATCGAAGAACGCCCGAATGGGTAGGAGCGGATCAGCAGCAACCTTTCCGACGCGGCCCTGCGCTCTGGCGTCAGCAAGCTGCCGAGCAAAGTAGGCACCCTCCATGGCACGGGCATAGTCACCCTCCCAGATGTGAGCGTAGCGATCGGGATAGAGCTTGAAGTCTAGTTGGCGCTCGGCTTCGAGGACTTCGGGAAACCACGGATTGTCGCGCCAATTGGCCTGGACGACGACGGCTCCGGCCGGATGCTTCGTACGCAGGAAGTCGTCAACCGCATCGGTCTTGCGGCGCGGGTTCCAGCTCGCCCAGATCTCCGAGCCCTGAGCGCGGATGGTAGGACGAAGCAACGCGAGAGACCGCTGCGATAGCGTTTGCGCCTCTTCCACGTAGGCGCGCTTGTAATCCTCAAGCGACTTGATCGATTCCGCCGTGTGGTCCTGCATTCCCTGAAAGATGATTGCGCCATCGCCTGGCGTCTCGATCACTTCGCGAAACACACGGAATTCACTGCCGACGTTGAGCGCCCTGATCTTGTCCTCGATCAGCAGCTTGGACGATTGCCCGAGTGTCTTCTGGACTTCGCGGATGCAAACTGCACGCATCCCGCGTTCTGCGAGACACGTCTCCACCATTAGCTCGGCGAAGAAATGCGACTTACCGGAACCGCGCCCTCCGTGTGCGCCTTTGTATCTCGCCGGCTCAAGGAGCGGGCGGAATACTCTCGCCGTTTCCAGGCGGATGAGCTGGGTCAATAATCACACGCTCTAGGCGGATGGCAACGGGGCCGCCGTTTTCGCCCGTGACTTGCATGGGCAGAATGCGGCCGATGAGCGAGAGAAACGCGTTTGGCGAATTAAGCGCGCGGGCCTTGAGGTATTCGACACCACCGGACTCATCGAGTGCCTGAAGGATCATATCCTTGACGGCGCCGCTCGTTTTGTTCGGGACGCCCTTAATGCGCCCGCCCGTTTTCTTGCCTTTCGCCATCTACTTCTGTCTACTTTTCTGCACTGCGCTAGGCGCTTGGTGCGTTAAGCGGCGTGCGGACGCTGGCCTCTTGGTTCGAACATCTGTGGATGATGATAGGCTAGCGCACTACTCAGGCGGCGCGCGGCCATCTTGAGTTGCGTGAACGTCTTGGCCTGGTAGAGATCGCGGACGCAGCGCTCAACGGATGCGCCATAAATTGAGCCATGAGCGCGCGGTAACGGACGGTGCGCATCTAGCCAACGCTGAGCTGCCTCAATCGAGGAGAACTCAAGCACGGTAGATTAGCTCGTCTATGGCCTTCTGCCACTTCTCGATGGCATCGGCGCGAGCGCCTATGACAACGTTCTCCTCGGTTTCCGTCTGCTGCCGTGCATCCATCCCGGTGAGCGCATCGATCACGTATTCTGGCGGATCGCGCAAATTCTTGAGAAACGAGCGGAACTGGTCGTTCATGGTGATTCCTCACGCGACATCATGCGGGTCGCAGCGCCACGGAGCGTCATGCTCCGGTTTCAGTAGTGGTGTTTCAGTGATCGCGAAAGCTGGGTGTGGCGCGGTGCGGAACTCTTCAATGAGGCCGCACTGCCACTCGTAGCCATTACCCCAGACGATTGGGATAGCCTCATGTGTCAGTCTTGCAGTTCCATCACCAACGCGCTCGTAGCGCCTGACGGTCCCCGTGGCGCGACAGAGGGTAGCGAGTGCATGCATGGTTCTTTACCGGATCACAAGTCTCTGAGCGGATCGGGAACCACGTTCCACGAGTGTTGTATGGCGAGCGCGATTGGTAGAGGCCGCAACGGCGGCAATGCCGACGATTGCGGATCGTTTCAAAATTGTGTTTCACTGGGGGCCCAAAAACGAAAATCGCCCGCCGAGTTTCCTCGCGAGCGCTCTTATCCACACTATGGACTTTCAGCACGAAAAATCGTGCAATCGTAACCAAACGTCAAGCTGCTATTTTTGCACTCTTTTGCACACCCGACAGAAGAACGTCGAGCGCTACCTGTCGCTTGGAGAATGCCGTGCGCTTACTCATCCTTACACCCTCGCGACGAAGGCACGCGATGCACTCTGGCATCCTCAGGCCAGAGCCGTACGAGAGCCATAGCAGCTTCGCACCGATCGGGTAGAGCTTGAGGAACTGAGCCATCCAACCGAGCAACTCCTCGGCGCGATCGATCTCGGCCGGCGATGCGGTAGCAAGACGAACCTCGACTGAGCCGTATCCGTAGGATTCCGCCGCGTCACGGACGAATTGCGGCCATATGGTCATTTGAGCGACGCGAAATTTGCGGTCAGGATCTGGGAGCCGGCGATAGGTTTCGAAGGCTTCACCGATGCGGGAAATCAGTTCGTCACGGGTCATGGCGCTCATCCCTAATCGATTTAAGCCCTGCTGCTCTCAGCACCTCAGCGGCCCGCTCGGGTGTGATGTACTGGCCGCCGTCGTCCCTGGGGATCGCGGCGTATGTCCGGCCGCGTGGTGCGTCGTAGGGGTTTTTCATCAGCTCTAGCAGTTGCCCCGAGGTTGGGAAGTAAGCGGCTGAACTCGTCCGCCAACGCTTGCACGCATGCGCAATTTGCGGCTCAGATTTTCCGGCCAGGTCCTCGCACATCTGGCGCAGCAGGGCCTTCCGCTGGCCGTCCCCCAGATCCTTCGAGAAGTACCATGACCCCAGAGCTGTCATGTGGGTGAGAATCTCTGGCGCTGTCGCCGGCCTCGAATTCTGCAATGAGCTCGGCTGCGATTCGTGCGGTTTGCCTGTGGGGGGATTCGTGTCTTCCACTGCTACGCTCCACTCGGTTGAATTGCAGGGCGTTACCGACCCATGTGCGCCACGCGGCGGCCCAATCGGCCATCGTCTTACCGTGCGCGGTGTGATGCGCGCGGAACTGCTCGGCTTGCTCACGGACGGAATGCGCGAGGTCCAGACGCTGCTTCGAGGTCCAGAAGGCCTGCGCTCGGCGTTGGGCTTCTTCGTCTGGGAAGCCATCGGGTATTCTGGTGCGTGATTTAACGACGCGCGGTTTTTGAACGCGCGGTGTATCCATAAGAACGACTCTATCCGTATCTTCTTTCTTCTCTTCTCTTATCTTCTCTTCTCTAGGAGCGTTACCGTGTTTCAACGTGTTGCGTTGTGTTTCACGCCAATGTCTCACGCGTTGCGTTGACTTATCCTCCCGTACTGGATTGCGTTTTTCCCAACCCATGAGCTTTCCGTTTTTGACGACTACGCCCTCCATGGCCTTCAAAATCTCCTGAACGTCGGCCGGTTCTAGCTCGTATGTTGCGGCAACCTCGTCGTAACGGTTTTGTGCGTTACACTGTGTTTCACCGCGTTTCATCGTGTTTCGCGAAGCGTCAACTAGGATATAGACGTAAACCGCGACAACATCGGGAATGCACTGCCCAGACCGTTTGGCGATTACGCGCCATTTAGGGTCTGTCGGCACCTCATGATAGAGACGCACCCAATCCATCAATCACTCCTCCTTGCCGACATATGGGATCAGTGATGGTTTGCTGGGTGCGGCCTCATACGGAACCTGTGACACCACCGGCATTGCGAATTTCGGCCCATATACAGGTTGGTGCGTGAGGGCGTGGTGGATAGAGGTGTGGTCGCGCTTCAGGGCCTTGCCGATCGCAGGCATCGAATACCGGCGCCAACGTAGGACGCGGATGACAAGCCAGCGCGCCCAGACATCGTTCGCGAGCTTACTCTTGCTCATGATGTCATCCGTGGTCGTCTCACCAAGTATGGCCGCAGCCTCACAAACCTGGAGCACGACGCGATCTGGCGGGCGGAGGCGGCAAATGCGGTGTGTCCCCATGCGGTGGGCCTGGCCCTCAACGCTCCCGTAGGAGCGCCCGAGGGCGGCTGCAATTTCGCCATAGGACATGGTTTTGAAGTTCTTGCGCAGAAAGTCGCGCTCCGCGTCTGACCATCGCCGCTTCTTAACTTCAGCGCCCATCGAACAGTGTTGCCGATGTGGCCTCGGCGTCCTGAAGAAACTTTGCCGCTTGGCGGAAGTACGATTCCTTCAGTTCGATACCTATAAACTTGCGGCCGGCTTTGAGCGATACGACACCCTCAGATCCGATGCCGGCGAAAGGAGATAGGACCGTATCACCAGGATTTGAGCCAAGCCGGATCACACGCTCAATCACATCGAGCTGGAGCGGACAGATATGTTTCTCATCCTTGTTGTCCCGTGCGGCCGTGACGTTCAGGACGTTGGTCTGGTTGATGTCCAACCAGACCGGGCTTGCCCACTCTTGCCACTGCGAGACGGGAAATTTCGCCGCGTCCTGCGGTACTGGGTCGCTATCGTCCTCGCTCGCGGGCGTTTTACGAAAGACCATCAAATAATCTGGCATTCCAGTGCGTGAGCGCGTGCTGTCCTTCTGGAGTTGTTTGTAGAGCAGACCGAGCGCCTTCGTGCGCGTCATCTCGACAACGGGACATTTCCAGATCGTGACGCGGTATGCATATTGCCAGCCTTCATTTTCGTGGCACTTGCGAATATCGGCAGGGAAGTCGTACAGCCCAATCGCATCGTGCATGGACTTGGTGCGCGGCAGATCAGAGCAGTGTACAGCGCACAGTCTGCCCGGCTTCGTCACACGGTAGAGCTCACGCGCAACATGCTGGTAGAGACGGAAGAACTCGGCATCATCGGCCACGTTCCCCATGTCGCGCTCACTTGAGCTGTATACGAATAGCTGAGAGAACGGTGGGGAGAACACGCTCAGCCCGATGGTGTTGTCGGGGATGTTCTGCAACACTTCTACGGTATCGGCATTATAGAGCGCGTAGGTTTCGCGAATGTCGCTATTCAAGCACTCGATCATACTGCCACCCACGCCGGTAACGGCGCGGTCCTCTGGGGTTGATATGATTCGATCGATAGGCCGCCATTTACGGCGCGCTGCATCGCAGCGCGCATCTCCGCCTTCATGGCTATGTGGTCGCTGGCCTTGCGTTGCTGAACCGCGCGTATGGCGCGCTCTGTGTCAGCGCCAATGCAGTGGACATGGACAGGGTCTCTGCGTCCGAATCGCCACGAACGCCGAATGCATTGGTAAAGCTGCTCGTAGCTGAACGATGCGCTTGGAAACGCTTGCCGGCCGACGTGCTGGAGGTTCAATCCGAACCCTGCGATTCTGGCCTTTGTGACTAGGCGCTTGAACTCACCCCTGGCGAAAGCGCCTAGTCGTTCTTCCTTCTTCTCGATTGCGTGTGAGCCGCGCACCTCCACCGCATCATGGACGCGAGCACAAATCGCATCAGCCTCTTGGTCAGTCTCAACCCAGATGAGCCAATTCTCGCCTGGCTCTGCCAAAATAACATCAGCTGTTTCATCCATCCGCTGGTCCAGCGTCAGCCGCTTCTCGCGGTGGATCGACGTGGCCGAGTTCTGTGGTACCCGAAATAGGACGGCTTGGCCGTCGCGATCGATCGTGGTCTCTTGCGTGATGTCTGCACGGACGGTGTGATCGATGATGCGCAGTTCGGGCAGTTCGTAGCCGTCATCGCTGTAACCGAGGTCGGACGGCTTCTCAGCGCATCTAGACCATGACGCGACCCAGGACCAGAAGTCGGCCGATGCATGTCCCTTGAGCCGCCAATTCTTCGTGTTCTCGCTGTCGTGGATAAACCAGCGCGTCATCATCTCCTCGCGATTCATGACGCCAAGGAATTCGGCCTGTTGTCCGATCTCCGTGTGGTCGTTTGGTGCGGGCGTAGCGGACGCGCAGAGACGGAACGGTGTGGCGGAGAATTTGCGCCTTAGCTCGCGCGACGTGGCACCGGAGAAATTCTTGAGGATTGAGCTTTCATCCAAGACGATCGCCCCGAATTGCGAAACGTCGAAGCGATCAAGCCGTTCGTAGTTCGTGATCGTGACCGGATACGTGGCCTTACCATCGCGATCTATGTGCCCGAACAGTCCGAACCTCTCGGCCTCGGCTGCGTGCTGGGCCGCAACCGCAAGCGGTGTGAGGATGAGCGTTGGCTTGCCCACGTGCGCGCTGACGGCGTGCGCCCAGGTCAGTTCTATCAGAGTCTTGCCAAGACCTGTATCGTAGAAGATGCCGGCACATCCAGCGCGGAGGGCAAACTCGACGGCGTGACGCTGGAGGGGTTTGAGGTAATCTGGCAAAGCGATAGATGAGGTATCACTTAGGCCGCGCGGTTTGAAGCGCAGACGCTTCGCGGCAACGGTTTCGCGATATGATGATAGGTCAGCACTCATACGGCGGCCCTCACTTCACGCGCATCGGCATGACAACACGTAGCGCTGACGATGTTCCGGTAGGCGTGAGTTTGGCCGCCGTTTCCCCGTCAACCGCGTGCATCTCTATCACCTCATCGCCGTCGAGCGCGTCAACGGCCCAACCGATCGTCCGCGAGCCAAAACAGATGGTCAGGTCTTTGCCCATGGTCCTCTCGCACGGGAGCGTGCACTCGGCGGAGCTGATGTCTGGGGTCGAGGCATTCAGTGTGACTTCGCTCGCGCCGAGGCTGAACTTGATGCCGACCCCGTAGTCGCCGCCTCCGCCGACGACTGCCATCTGCCGAATAGCGTGCGACAAGTCCAAACGCTTAATGCGCCATACGGACGGACACTCTTTCGGAACAACACGCTGCCAGTCGGGGAATTGCCCGTCGATATACTTGGTCCATAGTCGGACGTTCTTGGCTGAGAACGAGGCTGCGTTCGGCCCCGCCGTGATGGATACCTCGTCGCCGAGCGCAGCCAAGTCGCACACGGGCCGTATCGCTGCGGACGGCAGGATGAATCCGTCACGGTTGGCCCTCACCCATGTGGACTCCTCGCGGCCCAGTGTGGTGCCGTTCGTCGCGACAAGCGAGCCATCGCGGGTGTCGAAATAGACGCCGCATAGGTAGTAGTGCACTTGTTCCTTACTCACCGTTCCGGTCAGGTCCCGCAGGCTGCGTATCAGATCGCCAGACGGCGCGAACAGCGGCGCGCCCACGACCTCGTCGACCGCCGGATAGTCGTCAACCGGCAGTGTCGGCATCGCGTAGCGGGCGCGGTCCTGTTTGATGGTCAGCTCACCCGTGCCGTTCACGCTCATCGTGACGTTCACGCCCTTTTCAAGAGTGCTAGCGATGGCCTGGAGTCGCGAAACCGATGCAGTGCAGGAGCCCTTGGCATCGCACGGAATCGTGGACGTGACGGCTTGATCGAGATTTGTTGCGGCGACCGATAGCGAACTGCCGTCGCCTTTGAGGAGCGCGCAGTCTAGAATGGGGATGGTTGACTTTGCCCGCATGGACGCGGCTCGGCGTACGAGAGACGCGAAGTCGGCGGAGGATAGCTCTGCTGAGAAGATCAGCATACGGACAACTCCTAGGCTGTGACTGTGTTAGGTGGGGAAGATTGCGAAGCTATGTCGGAAGCGTCAGACGCTCGGATTATTTTCCACCCGAGGTCCGAACCGCGAGCGCCGATGATCTCCAGCCCGAGCGGGGACAGCTTTGGCCGCATACGGCTAATGTGCGACGCGATGGAATTGTTCAGTGTGAGCGGCGGGTCGTCTGGATGCCGGTACATTTGGTCGCAGAGCACCTCTGCGTTGCAGAACCGGCCGAAGCGGCGGGCAAGGACTTGAGCCAACTCGTACTCAAGTCGCGTGAGCGAATCGCTGACTTTGCCGTCGTACATGATGCAGCGCGAGTCGTCGTGGAGGATAAGGTCTTGCGGCTTAGGCAGCGGCTGTCCGCAGGCATGGCATGTGTGCGTCATTGCGCGACCGCCCGCAGGTAAAGCCCGCAATCGTCACGGAGAAAGCGCTGCACGTCGGCGACAGAGCGGCAGACTTGGACCGGGACGCGCGCGTCTTGAAGCGCGGCGTGACAGTCGCGCTGCGAATCCTGAAGCACGCCCTTGTTGGACTTCAGCTCGATGCAGTAGGCGCAGCCATCGTAGAGGACGATCAGATCTGGAAAGCCCTTGCGAGCCCCCAGTTGGCGCATCCTCATGCCATGGAACAGTCCGCCGCCACCGAGCGGGAAGAAGGAAAAAAACGCCGTCGTCGGCAGCGCGTGGGAGAGGTATTCGAGGACGGCTTTCTGGAGAGTGGCTTCCGGACCTTGACGGCGCGGACGCTTTAGCTTTTTACGCAGCACTAGCATGGCGTTCCCGTTTTGTTCTACTAACAACCAACGCGCTAGAAATGGCGCGCGGCATTCAATTTACGCGGCGGCACATCCCGTTGATGACTTGGGCGCTGTCGGCATTGGATGCGCAGTGGATGATCGCGCGCCCAAACTGCTCCGCTAAACGTGGGGAAAAGATGATTCCCCAGTGGAACACTCCGTCCCCGTCAACGGTGCCAACGTGGACCTTGCCGTCTATAAGTTTGACGACGGCCTCTTCTGGTTTGGCGCTCATGCGCGTCCCACCCTCTGGCTTTGAACGCCCCCGCACAGCGGGTAGACACCATTGAGCGGGATAATGCCGTTGCGTCGATTGGCCAGCACCACGATGAATCACTTTTCCTCAAGCGCCATGACGAGCTGGAATGCAGAACCTACGGACTTGAGTTTGAGTGCGTTGGCAATCTCGCGATACGACGGCGAACGCATGTGATGTGAGCGGAGGATGTGGATAGCGTCCAAGCACTCCTTCTGTCGTTTCGTGAGTGGGATTTTCGACGTAGGACAAAAAGATGACATGTTTGTGCCTATCCTTGCGGTTCACGCGACTCGCCTCCATCTCACGGTCTGCCCAATTCACGGAGGACCGCTAATGCAAGCCGGTCAACATCACCATCGCGGTCGCGGACACCATCCACCCGATGCCGCAGATGCACAGCGCGATCACGAACTGCAAGAGGCGCTCGATTGCGCGGAAGTGGAGCGACGACGTGTTGTGGCCCAACAGTTTCCTATTGGCCTCGCTATCCCCGGTATGGGGAATGGGGTTGCGGCCAGACGCCGGAGGGTGAACGTCTGGCCGCAGGCTTGCCGCGCCGGGAGTAGAGGGGGCAGCGCGGCGAAGCCGGTTCATTTTGTCACCATGTTGGCGAACGCTATCGTGATGGCCACGATGATGCAGAGGTGGATGAGGATGGTGAGCGTCAGCATGGTGTTGCACCATCGACAGGTTGGCTCCCGAGACCCTCCAAGAGCTTCGCCCCAAGGCGGCTAACTTCGCCGCTGGATTCCCATCTCGATACGGTCGCCTGGGTAACGCCAAGGCGCTCAGCAAGCTCGTTTTGGCTTATCCCGTGCATCTCGCGCAGCTTCCTGATGTCGAATTCCATGGCAGCATCATACATGGCGTATGAGCCGTGTCAATACCATTTGTATGGAATAATCATGCAAATTGTATGTATGTCTAAAGAGACCATCGGCGAGCGCTTAGAAAGGGTGCGCAAACTGCGTAAATACGGCTCGGCCGCCGACGCCGCGAGGGCAACAGGCATCCCCTTGGGAACCTACAATTCATACGAAAATGGTCACAGGGAGCCGGGCCGCGAAAGAATTGTGCGATTGGCTAAATTCTTTAAGGTTTCTCCAAGCTGGCTATTAACCGGAAACGGCGAAGCCCCCGAGAAATTACAGGCTGAAGTCGTAGGCTATGTCGGACAGGGGGCAGAACTCATCCGGGTGTCCGACACCATGGGCTACGATGATCTGAAGCTAGTTCCCCCGCCCCCGGGGGTAACAGAGCCTTGTGAGGCCGCAAGAATCCAAGGCGACGCCATGTACCCGTTCGAAGACGGGTGGCTCGTCTTCTGGGCAAAGGACCCTCAAGGCGTGCCGGGCGACTGCCTTGGTCGCCTTTGTGCTGTCAAGCTGACGGACGGGCGCACCCTCCTCAAGAAGCTCCACAGAGGCACCGTGGCTGGCCGTTACAGGCTGGATGGCATCAACACCCCGGCGATCGAAGACGCGAACGTGGAGTGGGCTACGCGCGTCCTAGGCATCACGACCGGCTAGGGCCGGTCTCAGCACCAAAAAACTGGCTGATTCGCAAGCGCCCGTGCGCTACGCACTGGCTGTCGCAAAAAATCATACAAAACGTATTGACAGCCTACGGACCATACGGTATGTATGGAACGAAACTGAATAACAGGGGAACGGGACATGGAGACGAAGCACATCGAGACGGCAAGCAACCTTGGAGAACTGATCGACGCCCTTCAGCGGATCGCAGAGGCGGCAGACGGTACGGCGGACACGATCTACCTCGGAACGAGTGCGCCGACCTACACGTTCAGGCTGGTCGAGCGGAAGCTGACGGACGGCTCCAAGTTCGAAGACCTCATCATCTCGCACGACTAACCCATTCATCCCGGAACGAGAGGAAGAGAAGATGGCAATGATTGCCTACCACGGAAGTGAAGCGAAGAAGATCGCAATCCTCGGACAGCTTCGCGAGCACTATGACGCCGATGAAATCATCAAAGGCCAATACTGGGACGAGGGCAAAGGTTGCGCGGTCGGCTGCACCATTCACTCCGGCAATCACGCAGAATACGAGCCGCGCTTCGGTATCCCTCAAGCCCTCGCGAGACTTGAAGATACGATTTTTGAAAACCTCCCGAACGGCCACGCAAAAGAATGGCCGTTGCGGTTCATGGGCGCGATCAGGACTGGAGCCGATCTCTCGTGCGTGCAGTGGCAATTCCTGCACTGGCTGCTGACGGACAAAGAGGTCAACCCCGGCATCGATCATCCGCTCGTTCGCGACGCGGTGAAGCAGTGTGCTGACGTTCTCATGCCCCTGACCAAGGGCCTGCCGGTCGCCGAGAGCGCCGCGAGGAGCGCCGCGAGGAGCGCCGAGAGCGCCGCGAGGAGCGCCGCGTTGAGCGCCGAGAGCGCCGCGTGGAGCGCCGCGTTGAGCGCCGAGAGCGCCGAGGGCGCCGAGAGCGCCGCGTTGAGCGCCGGGAGCGCCGAGAGCGCCGCGAGGAGCGCCGAGAGCGCCGAGAGCGCCGAGAGCGCCGCGTGGAGCGCCGCGTGGAGCGCCGAGAGCGCCGCGTTGAGCGCCGAGAGCGCCGCGTGGAGCGCCGCGAGCGCCGCGAGGAGCGCCGCGTTGAGCGCCGAGAGCGCCGAGAGCGCCGCGTTGAGCGCCGGGAGCGCCGAGAGCGCCGCGAGGAGCGCCGAGAGCGCCGCGTTGAGCGCCGGGTGGAGCGCCGAGAGCGCCGCGTTGAGCGCCGAGAGCGCCGAGAGCGCCGCGTTGAGCGCCGAGAGCGCCGAGAGCGCCGCGAGGAGCGCCGA